ATCTAATTAATAAATGTTTTTTTAGTGGATTTTATTTTTACTACTTGAGTTAAATCACTCCAGTCCTCAATTCTGAATACTCTTATATCTCTAACAGCATTAGCAAACCATTCAATATAAGCAAGGGCATCTATGGCTAACATTAAATTGCCCATATCCTTATTATCGGTTACATAGGTACTCCCTTGTATTCTGTAAAAGTTATATTTTTCAAGTTCTGAAGCTATCTCATAATAAGCATTATTATATGGTTTCCCATAATGCTTTTCTAAAGATGATATATTCATATCAAAAGCTATAGCATACATAACCTAAGATTTAGAGGTTTTGAAGTAATCTTTTACACCGAAGAAGATACGTCCTTGATTATCTTTGATAGCTATTTCATCTCCTATAAACGGATTTTTAAAGATTTTAATAACAGTACCTGTTATCCAATCTTTTAACATAGTTAAATCAGGTGATACTTCTACAATATCACCTACTTTAAAAGGGCTCTTTGAGATTTCTTTTTTCATATAATTTAGCATTTATTTCTCATTTATCACCGCAAAAACTATGCCTCCAATGAGGAATTGGATAATTAAAGTCTTTTTTTAGTTTGGTTTTATCTAACACTGAGTAGGCAGGGCGGGTTACTTTGCTTGGAAACTCATCGGAACGACAGGGCAATACTTTACAATCATTACCCGATTGTGCTACAATAGTTACTGCAAAGTCATACCACGAGCAAACCCCTTCGTTAGAGAAGTGATAGACCTCACGTTTGCCTTTATACCAAAGGTTTTCGACTGCTTGCACAATAAAATCGGCTAAATCAGAAGCGTTGGTAGGGGTACCTACTTGGTCGAATACTACTTTTAGTTCAGTACGTTCGGCACTGAGGCGCTGAATAGTCTTTACAAAGTTATGACCGAAACGCAATGAGTACAACCACGCTGTACGGATAATGAGATGTTCAATGCCTGCTTGTTGTATTGCTTGTTCGCCTGCTAATTTAGTACGCCCATACACCCCAAGAGGTGTGGTTGGGTCGGTTTCGGTATAAGGAGTGTTTTTACTTCCTCCGAATACATAATCGGTGGAAATATGAATAAGAGGCAAGTTGTGTTCTTTACAAACAGTTGCTAAATTCTCGACAGCTGTATGGTTGATAAGAGTTGCGAGAGCTGAGTCGTCTTCGGCCTTATCTACATTGGTATAAGCTGCACAATTGACAATGACATCAATATTATTGAGTTGCACAAAAGCACGAATAGCTTGGACATCACAGATGTCCAAGCTATTTATATCCGTGAAATAGTAGCAACTTTTCTTGTGAGAATTAGCCTGAATTTCAGAACCTAATTGCCCACTACCTCCAGTTACTAAAACATTCATTTACTATTAGCTAACAGCGTAAGCGTTACTATCTACCTCTACGCTTTGTTTATCGCGAAAGCTATTATATAATCTGTTTACGTCTGCTTTATACTTATCGGGCACATTATTGCCATAAGTTCTGTTAAGCTCTATAAACTTTTGTTTTAAATCAGGAGTAATTGCAGTGTTGAAATTCTCCATATACAAAATGTGTTCTACTAATTTTACAAATTCTTCCATAGTTCTATAAATGTTTAATCATTGTTTGACGAGGCAAAAGTACGAATAAATTTATTATTGACAAAAAAATAGTTATCAATTTAAATTAACAGGTTATTAACAGAGTTATCAACAGGGGGAATTTAGATAAAAGGTAAAAGGTAAAAGATAAAAGGTAAAATTAGTGAAAATAAAAGACTACTTGAAGGAAGGGCAAAGGTAAGGTGAAGAAAATTAGAGAATGAGAAAATTAGAGAATTAGGGAATGTGGGAATTAGCAAATTAGAAAAATTATTGGAGTTTATAGTATTTTTATTATCTTTGCGCTCTGTAAAACATCATTAAAACATTCATAAAAAAACATTTATCATTATGGGAATTTTTGACAAACGCGAGAACTACAAACCTTTTGAATATCCTGAGGTTATGGAGTTTGTGAACGCTATGCACAAATCGTTTTGGGTACACTCAGAAGTGGAGTTTACTGCCGATATTCAGGATTTTAAATCGGAGTTAACACCTGTGGAAAAAGAGGCAGTGAAACGCGCCCTATTAGGTATCGCCCAAGTGGAAGTATCGGTAAAGACTTTCTGGGGAGACCTCTATGACCTCTTCCCTAAACCTGAATTCAACGGATTAGGGGCTACTTTTGCCGAATGTGAGTTCCGCCACAGCGAAGCTTACGCACGCTTATTGGAGGTTTTGGGCTACAACAACGAGTTTGAAAACTTATTGGAGGTACCTGTTTTTAAAGAACGCAGTAATGTATTAAAAGAATACTTGGCTAAAAATCGTGAGAATGCTATGGAGCGGATTCTGTTTTTCACATTGATTATCGAGAATGCTTCGTTGTTCAGTCAGTTTGCTACTATTCTTTCATTTACACGTTTTAAAGGGTTCTTGAAAAACGTAGCGAATATTATTGCGTGGACATCGGTAGACGAACAGTTACACGCCAATGCAGGTATTTATATTCTCAAAAAGATATTTGAAGAAAATCCAGAAATGAAAGCTAAAGCCGAAGAAGATGCAACTACTTTTATCCGTAGTTATATCACTTTGGAAGACAAGATGCTAGACTGGATTTTTGAACAAGGTGAATTGGAGTTCTTTAGCAAAAAAGACTTGTCGAACTATATGCGTTATCGTTTGGACGACTCGCTTACACAATTGGGATTAGGAAAGCCTTTTGGTATTTCGGGAGAGGAAGCTAAACCGATGATGTGGTTTGAGGAGGAAGTGTTCAGCAATGAGCTTGACGATTTCTTTGCCAAACGCCCTACTGCTTATACTAAACACGACAAGAGTATTAGCGAAAACGATTTGTTTTAGATAAAATAAGAGGTAAGAAGTAAGTTTCTTACCTCTTATTTTTTACTTGAATGCCAAAGGTCTATCGGTAGAAAAAACTTGTATACCTTTCTTTGCCCACTCGGTATATAGGTGGTCGCCTTTGGTAGCAGCACGCTTATCTAAGTTACCTAATGTACCTAATATGGCAGGTATTTTTAGTTGGTTTAAACGCTCGTACAGCTGATCAGGAGCTAAACGAATACCGGTGAAAGCTAACAACTTCTGTTTAGGAATACCTGTTTGCAAAATACGGTTCAGTTCGTCTTCATTACGGGCGCTCACCGAAAGGAGCATCTCAGGAGCTACCTTATGCAAGGCTTCGGCTTGTGCAGTGTTATAACTGATAAGCACCACTTGCGCTTCCATCTTCTCTTCGCGCACTAAATCTACCACTTTTTGATAAGAAATACCCTTTTTAAAATCTAACATTAAGTACCCCTTATGGGTTTTACACCACGAAAGTACATCTTTTAAAAACGGAATCTGAAAAGCAGTTACATTGCCGAACTCATCTTTGAGTTTTTCAGTGCGCAACTGTGCGGTAGTAAGAGCTGATACGACTCCTTGACCTGTGGCGGTACGTCCTAACTTATCGTCGTGCATCAGGAGCAAATCGCCGTCGGCACTCTCGAAGATATCTATCTCAAAGCTGTGTATTCCTTTCTTGGAAAGGTATTGAATGCTTTCCAAACAGTTTTCGGGATAGCCTTTAAGTTGCTCTCCTCCCCCACCCCGATGAGCAGAAACAATGGGTTTGGAGGTGAAATACATTTGGTTAGTAATCTCCTCTTGGGGGATTATCTGTCCGGTAGAGGGGCTTTTGCAAGCCATTGCGAGGCACAAAAGCGATAAAGTGATGATATATTTCTTCATTAAAAACATATTTTTTTTTGCAAAGATAAAGAAAATATAGAAATTATAGATATATATATTTCTATAGATTCTATAAATCCTATGTTTTATATACTATATAGGAAAATAAAGTTACAAGTTACAAATTTAAAAAATCAGAAATTGAAGATTAGGTTGATTAAAGATAAATGATAGAAAAGCAAATTGAAAAATATTTAACAAAGAAAATTAAAGAATTAAAAGGTCTGTGTTTAAAATTTGAATCACCTGGATACACGGGTGTACCAGATAGGATTATTATTTTAAAAAATAAACCTGTCGCTTTTGTGGAATTAAAAAGACCTGTTGGAGGTAGATATTCAGCAAGGCAAAAATTAGTAGAGAGAGATTTTAATAGGTTGGGCCAAAAAGTTTATAAAGTAAAAAATAAAGAAGAGGTAGATAAGTTAGTAGAGGAGTTGATAAAGTGAGAGATTTTATTCCACATAAATATCAATTAACGGCAATTAATCATGTGATCAATGTTCCCAAATGTGGGTTATTTCTTGATATGGGATTAGGAAAAACAGTATCAACATTAACAGCAATTAAGGAATTAAAATACAATAGATTTCAAGTTAACAAAGTGTTGATTATAGCGCCCAAAAAAGTGGCCGAGGGGACATGGTCGAAAGAAAAAGATAAATGGAATCACACAAAAGATTTTAGAGTTAGCTTGGTTTTGGGAAGTCAGCAAAAGAGGATTAAAGCTTTAAGCGTAAATGCAGATTTATACATTATCAACCGTGAAAATATTCCGTGGTTAGTGGATTATCTAAGAAATGACTGGTATTTTGATACAGTGGTTATTGATGAAAGCAGCAGTTTTAAAAACAGCCAAAGCAAGAGATTTAAAGCCTTGAAAATGGTGCTACCTAAGATTAATAGGTTGATAGAGTTAACAGGAACACCAAGTCCTAACGGAGTTGAAGATTTGTGGGCCCAAATATATTTACTTGATCAAGGAGAGAGATTAGAGAAATATATCACACATTTTAGAAATAGATATATGGAGCCAAACAATAGGAATAGGAGTCAAATTTTTGACTATAAAGTTAAAGAAGGAGTCTACGACCATATCATAAATAAGATTTCGGATATTTGTATAAGTATGAAATCAGAGGATTATTTAGAATTACCGGATTTATCTTACAATGAAATTCCAGTTATTTTAAGTGACAAAGCAAGAAAAGACTATGACAAAATGGAAAGAGATTTTGTCCTGGAGATTGAAGATGAAGCAGAAGAAATAACAGCAGTAAATGCAGCTGCTTTATCCAACAAACTATTACAAATAAGTAATGGGGCGGTCTATGATAGTTCAGGAGTGTACACCGAAGTTCACGATGCAAAAATCGATTCTTTTCTTGAGTTGGTAGAAAGTTTACAAGGGCAAAGTCTTTTAGTATTTTACAACTTTCAGCATGATAAAGAACGAATTAAGAAAGCATTAGAGAAAAGCAATTTAGTAGTTCGAGAACTTAAGACAGTTCAAGATGAGGATGATTGGAATGCAAGAAAGATTGATATCTTATTGACGCATCCAGCAAGTGCAGCTTACGGACTTAATTTGCAAGAAGGCGGGAATCATGTTTGTTGGTTCGGTTTGACTTGGAACCTAGAACATTATCAACAAGCCAACAAGCGACTACACAGACAAGGCCAAAAAGAAAAAGTAATAATCCATCATTTAGTGACTCAAGGAACGAGAGATGAAGATGTAATGCGAGCCTTAGACAGCAAAGCAGATGTGCAAGAAGAAATTATGCAGAGTCTGAAAGCGAGAATTAAGAAAGTTAAAGAGGGGGTTAAAAAATGACCAACCTACAAAAAATAATGGATGAAATAAAAATAACTGACAAAGAATTACACAAAGTTTCCGGTGTACATTTTAACGTAATTAAATTAATCAGAACTGGACAAAGGTTAAGTCCACGATTTAAAACGTTGAAGAGATTGGCAGATGTGTTAGGATGTAGTCCAAAGGATATAGGAGGATAAGAAATGAAAGATAAAGACGTATTAGCATTTATTCCGATATTTATTGTGGGATTTGTATTAGGAGTGGCATTAGTAATGATTGTTAGTATATTTGCATTCAACAATGTAGAAAAAGAAAACGCAGAATTAAAAATACAAAACCATAAACTAGAACGTCAACTATTGGAATTGTACCAAGAACAAGCAGAACAAACAAAAATAACAGCCGAGAGAAATGGAGTAGGAGGATAAGAAATGAATTTTTTAGACCTGTTCGCAGGGATAGGTGGTTTTCGTTTGGGGATGGAACGAGCAGGGCACAAATGCGTTGGATATTGTGAAATAGATAAATTTGCAAGAATGAGCTATCAAGCTATTCATGATACAAAAGGAGAAATAGATTATAAAGATATTACAGAGGTGACGAATGAAGAATTTAGGAAACTCAAGGGTACAGTTGACGTTATTTGCGGAGGATTTCCCTGTCAAGCTTTTTCCATTGCGGGAAAGCAATTGGGTTTTGAAGATGCTAGAGGAACTCTATTCTATGAAATTGCTAGAGCTACCAAAGAAATCAAACCACGTTATTTATTCCTTGAGAACGTGCGAAATTTATTATCACACGACAAAGGGAAAACATTCACTACAATGCTTACCATCTTGGATGAGTTGGGGTACGATGCAGAATGGCAAGTGCTTAACAGCAAAAATTTCGGAGTGCCACAGAATAGGGAACGAGTGTTCATTGTTGGACATCTTAGAGGAGAATGTACCTCAAGAGTTTTTCCTATCAGAGGAGAAAACGAGAAATCTAATATTAAACAAATAGGAAATATCGTAACAACAGAAAGTTTTGGAGGTAACCCTCAAGTAGGTAGAATTTACAGCGTAGATGGAATTTCGCCGACTTTAAACACTATGCAAGGCGGAGGACGTGAACCTAAGATTTTGCAAATAGGAAGAGGATTTAACAAAGGCGGAGTACACAATATAGCACCAACAATAACTAAAAATAGTTATCAAGAAAATAATTTTTCTAGAAGAGGAAGAGTAGGTAAGAATATAGCAAACACTCTGTTGACAAGTGATGAACAAGGGGTAGTGTTGTCAGATTACAAGATCAGAAAACTTACACCAAGAGAGTGTTGGAGATTGCAAGGATTTCCAGATTGGGCGTTTGATAAGGCACAAAAGGTAAATAGCAATAGTCAATTATATAAACAAGCTGGAAACAGCGTAACAGTAAATGTGATTGAGGAAATAGCAAAGAAATTGAAGTAGGAGAACAGTAAATGAGTAAACTATCAATATATGTTAAGTACAGAGATATGCAAATTATCAAGCACGCTTTACAGTATTATGTAACTAGACCTAACGCAACTTCAAAGGAAATTAAACAAGAACAAGCGGTGCTTGAAAAGGTAGAAGAAGAGATTAATACGTTCAAAGAAGTTAAAAGATTAAAGTAGGAGAAATAAACTAATGATTAAAAGAGTGGTAAAAATAACAAGTGGTATTGAGTCTGTAGTTGATAAAATTAATGATTTTATCTCAAATGATTTAAAAGAGAACGAATACGTTATAGATATCAAGTATATTAAAGATGGTAGCCGACTTAAACCTTATGAAAAAGGTCGAGCAGATGTTTTTGAAACTGTTGTAATAGCAATTGTACATATAGGAGGATAAAAAATGTTACAACCAAAAGTTTATATTAAGTATTTAGATAAAGTGTTAGAATTAGAATCAATTAGATTTGATACTAAAGTAATTGAGGTTTACGATGAAAGTTGTAACACGTATAGATACTTGGATTTTGAAGATGTTGAATTCATGGAAAATACAGGAATGAAAGATAAAAACGGAAAGTATATTTATGAAGGTGATATAGTAACAGTAAATGGTACTTGGGATTGTATTATCGAATATAATCAAAGTAGTTGTGCGTTTGTTCTAAAGTCAATAGATAGTCGTTGGAGCACGGGATATTTCAGCAATTATGATGATATAGAAGAAATGTTGGAAATCATAGGCAACGTATATGAAAATGAGGAGTTGGTGGAGTGATGTATAAACTAATAATTAAGATGAAAAACGGAGAAATTTTGGAGTTTATAACTGACAAAATCACTGTTCAAAAATTAATGATCTGTGTAAAAAGAAGAGATAATCTAAGTAAAGAAACAATGTTTAAAGTAGTAGGTCAACCTATTAAGATTAATGAGATAGAGGATTTCAAATATATGGAAGTTGATTTTGCAGCGGGGATATTTTAGGAGGTAGAGAAATGAACAAAGAACAAAAGATACAAGAATTAACTGAAAGGATAGAAAAATCTCAAACAGAGCTAAATGAACTAAAGGAAGAGTTAGAGAAGTTACATAAGAAACCTTATGAGATAAGTTATCCGAAAGATGGAGAAAAGATATATTATATTAGTCATTATTTTGGACAAGTAAAAGAATGGGGCTTTAATATAAGTAATGAAGCTGATAAATATTTATATGACATAGGTCTATATTTCGACACTAAAGAAGAAGCCGAACAATTCCTAAAAGAGCAAACGTTAATTAAGAAGATTAAATGTTGGACGAAAGAACAACAAGGAGATTGGAAGCCTGATTGGAGTGATTTAGATGAATGTAAATATTATATTGAACCACTTCATTTCAATAAAAAAATAAGATGGGATAAATGTTGGGCGCAGGATAAACTCCCTAAATTACCTTATTTCAAATCAGAAGAAATAGCCCAAGCCTGTATTGATGAGTTTGGAGATGAGATTGTGGAGGTGTTTTGTTAGATGAAGATTTTAGATAAGATAGAAAAAAAATTAGAGCAAATTGCAAATGGAATAGATACACACCCTAGAACAACATTTACATTTTTAGGTTTGTTAGTATTAATAGCGTTTATATTCTTTTTGCATAGTTTAAGTCGTTTGTAAAAGGAGGACAAGTAATGAAGATTGAGAATTTAAAAGAAGTTAATATTTTAACGCAATATATTGACGCGATAGATGAGTTTATTAATATTTATAACGATAAACCCAAACATATCGCGATACAAAATGGATTTTATTGTATAGACATTAAAAAAGGATATGAACACGAAATAATAAATTCACTAAAAAGGATTAAAAGTAATATGGTAGGAAGATTAAAAGAGTTAGGAGTAGAAGTATGATGACGGATTGTGAAAAAATTGGAGAATATACAATAGATGACGCAAAATTTTTTTTAAAGAACTACAAAAACTTACAGATGGAATGTAACGACTTCTTATTGAATGCTTATCAACCAGCAGATAAGAACGAGGTTAGCACGCAAAAGACAGGTAGGGAAAATGAGAGAAACATAATTAAAAAGCTTGATAACAAGGTATATCAAGAAAACAGGCGAGTTCTGAAATGTATTGAGAAATTTCTAAAAGCTCTAGATCCCGAGAGTTACAGATTGATATATGCCAAATACTTTAATCGAATGAGAATTTATGATATCGCCAATAAATATCACATGGATATTTCTACAGTTAAAAGAAAATTAAGGAAGTCTATTGACGGTTTGGTAGAAATTTTAAATAATTTCTAAAATGTTGAGCCCAATGAGCCTTTTTTATGTGGTAAAATGATAGTGTGGGAATTTTAGGTAAGGTAATTTTTTCAGAAATTTCCTTTAATAATTTTTATTTTTAGATATACGAACACAAGCAGTAAGATAGTTAATACCTTACCTAAGTTCATATCATATTTTTTAAGACAGTCGAGAGATTGTCTTTTTATTTTGTCAAGAAAGGTGGTGGAAAGTTGGCAAAATTATCAACTAAACAAAAAGATTTTGCTGATGAGTACATCATTTGTGGGAATGCTACTCAAGCGGCTATTGAAGCTGGATATAGCGTTAATTATGCAAAATCTCAAAGTCACAAATTGTTGGTAAATGTTGGTGTTAAATCCTACATAGACGAACGACTCAAAGAGATAGAGTCAGCAAAAACAGCAACGCAACAAGAAGTATTAGAGTATTTAACCTCAGTGATGAGGGGCGAACAACGAGAACAAACGCTAATCGGACGTGGTCAGGGATTTCAAGAGATCACTAATATTTCAGTTAGCGCCAAAGACAGATTAAAGGCTGCAGATATACTCAATAAGATTCATCAGGCTAGAGAGAGTAAGCAAGATGAAACTAAGAAAGAAGATAAGCTGGATATCTATATTGCGAAAGTAGATGGTGAATTAGATGAGTTTATATGATCTATATACGCCTAAACAGATTGAAATACTAAAAAGAGTAAAAGAAAAAGATTTCTTTATCTTGGGGCTTCACGGAGCGAAAAGGACTGGTAAGACAGTAATAAATAATGACATATTTTTACGCGAATTAAAGCGTGTAAGAAAAATAGCCGACGCCTTAAAAATTAGAGAACCTATGTATATTTTAGCTGGCGTATCGAGTAAGACTATTCAAAATAACATATTGCAAGAGCTCTATAACCGATATGAATTAGATATTAAGTTTGATAAACATAACTCATTCACATTATTTGGTGTTAAAGTCGTACAAGCTTTTACAGGAACTATTGCAGGTCTTGGAGGTATTCGAGGTATGACAGCCTTTGGGGCTTATATAAACGAGGCATCACTAGCAAATGAAATGGTGTTTAAAGAGATTATCTCACGTTGTTCAGGAGATGGAGCAAGGATAGTATTTGACACCAACCCAGATAACCCAGAACATTGGCTTAAGAAAGAATATATCGACAGTAATAGCGAAAATATCATTTCTTATCATTTTAAATTAGATGATAATACATTCCTAACTGAACGATATATCAAGAACATCAAGGAATCGACACCTTCTGGTATGTTTTACGACCGAGATATAGAAGGTCTTTGGGTAACTGGAGAAGGGGTTGTTTATCAAGATTTTGATAGAAACAAACATTATTTTGATGATTATTCAAACATTAAATTTAAACGTAAGTTTGCTGGAGTGGACTGGGGATATAGTCACTACGGGTCAATAGTTGTCATAGGTGAAAGTTTTGACAAGAAGTTTTATTTAATTGAAGAGCACGCCTATCAATTCAAAGAAATAGATGATTGGGTTGAGATAGCAAAAGAAATTAAAACAAAGCACGGTGATATTACTTTTTATTGCGATAGTGCTAGGCCTGAGCATGTAGATAGGTTTTATCGTGAACGATTAAACGCCGTTAATGCTAACAAGGAAAGGATAGCAGGTATAGAACAAGTAGCAAGATTATTCAAACAGGATAGTCTTTTTATTATTTCAAAAGTAAAAAGATTTAAAGAAGAAATTTATAATTATGTTTGGGATGATAAAACAGGAGATGCCATTAAAGAATATGACGACGTGTTAGATGCATTAAGATATGCGATTTACAGTTATATAAACAGACCGACAGCTAAAATATTAGATAAAAGTAGACTTGGTTTATAGAAAGGAGACGGAATGCAATTATTAACATATCCAAGATTTGATTATGACGAAAAAAGCATAAAAAAAGATTTAGTTATTAAATTGATTAGAGAACATCAGAATCAAATAGCTAGATTTAAAAGACTAAAGAAATATTATTTAGGTGAACATGAAATTTTATACAAAATTCGCGAAAATAAACCTAATTGCAAACCTGTTTGTAATCATGCTAAAGATATAGCAGATACTGCAACGGGATATTTTATGGGTAACACAATTACGTACTCTAATTCACAGGATGCTGATATAGATGATTTATTAGTTGCATTTGACAATGCAGAAGTTGATGAAACAGACCACGATAACGCTCTTGATATGGCTATATATGGTGTAGCTTACGAATATGTGTATGCTAGAGAAAACGAAAATATATTAGATATTAAAAGCCTTGAAGTTGAGAATACGTTTATGGTATACGATGATAGTATAGAACAGCATCCACTATTTGCAGTTTATTATTTTAAACGCAAGGAAAATAAAACCGATAGCGAAACTTATCAAGCTGTCATTATGACTAAACAATATATATACTCAATAGTTCTTAATGGTAAAGCTAAAGGGGTTATTTCAGAAAAGCCTGTACCACATAATATGGGGGATATACCTGTTGTTGAATATAAGAATAACAAGTATTCAATAGGTGACTTTGAACAACAAATAGGTCTTATAGATTGTTATAATTCATTGACAGCTAACCGAATTAATGATAAAGAGCAATTCATAGATAGTATATTGGTGTTGTATGGGGCTCGCTTAGGTGATGATGTAAAAGAAACGGTAGAAGCGTTAGAAGTGTTAGCTAAACATAAATTACTTGAATTACATCCAGAAGCAAGAGCAGAATATTTAAGTAAGACGTTAAATGAGAATGAAGTTGAAACACTTAGAAATGCGATTAAGCAAGATATTTACACATTTAGTCATATCCCTAATTTAACAGATGAGAATTTTGCGGGTAATAGTTCGGGGGTGGCAATGGAATTCAAACTATTAGGCTTAGAAATGATAACGAAAATTAAACAACGTTATTATATTAAAGGTTTGAAAAAACGTATCAGCTTATTTGCTAATTATTTAGGTCTTACTCAAATAGCAATAGATGCTAATAGTATTATTCCACACTTTAGCCGTAGTCTACCTAAGAATTTACTTGAAATATCTCAAATAGTCAGTAATTTGGATGGTAAGGTAAGTCAAGAAACGTTACTAAGCCAAATACCTTTTGTTGAAGATCCTCGTGAAGAAATTGAGAAGGTAAACGAAGAGAAAAAAGAAAATATTGAAAATAATCAATTATTCTTATCTGGAGGAGAACATATCCATAACACATTAGTAGGTGATGAGGTTGAAGAGTAGAGATTATTGGGAATTACGCAAAGCCGAATTGATGTACGCTCAAATAGAACGTGCTGATATAACCTTTAAGGAAATATCTAAAGTGTATAATGACTCAAAAAAACACATAGAAAAGAATGTGAAGGGCATATTTAATAAATTTAGTTTAGAATACGGACTTACCAAAAAAGAAGCTGAACAAGTGGTTAATATTATGCGTAGTAAGAAGGCTAGTAATCTGGTACATACTCTAAATTTAATGCCCTTGAGTGAAAGAGTTCAACAAGTATTAAAAGATTTGAATAGCCCAGCTTACGTGTCCAGGATTAATCGACTTCAAAGCTTAATTGATGAGATAGATAATGTTCAAAGGTATATTGCCAAGCATGAAATATCCAAGACTACTGATTTATATAAAGATGTTGCAAAGCATGGGTATTATAATAATATTCACCAAATGCAAACTCAAACAGGTATAGGTTTTAGTTTTAATGCGTTAGATGAAGATTTAGTAGAACGTTTAATAAAAACACCTTGGAATGGTAGAAATTATTCGGAACGTATCTGGAATAATACTCAGAAATTATCGGAAACATTAAAAGATGAAGTTCTTCAAGCTGTTTTGACAGGTAAAAAAGAAAAAGATGTAACTGACGAATTAATAAATAGGTTTAATGTAAGTGAATTTGAATCTAAACGCCTTATTAGGACTGAAACGGCTCATATAAACAACGAAATGGAAGCTTTAAGTTATGAAGAAGCCGATATTGAAAAATATCGATTTGTTGCTGTATTAGACACTAGAACATCACACGTCTGCCGAGAACATGATTATAAAGTTTATAAAGTATCAGAAAGACAAGTAGGAGTTAACTACCCACCACTACATCCGTTTTGTAGGTCAACAACAATAGCTGTATTTGATGATGAGGACTTAACTGAATTGTCTAGAAGAGCAAGAGATCCAAAGACGGGTAAAACTACAACAATACCAGGTGATATGGATTATGAAGATTGGTATGGAAAATATGTTGTAAAAGCTGAGAAAAAAGTGTATAATCAAGGTGTGGAAGAAAGTGAAGCGGAGTTTCTTAGTAAGCGGATAATAGATAAAATTTCAAGAGTCGAACCGAAAATTACAAAAGACATGCAACGAATTGCAGGTAATAATACGCTAGCCGGTCTTGAATTCCGCAAGAAAACGGCCGATTCATTAACACGTAAAATTATAACAGATAGTCAAACTGAAAATATAAGTTTAGCAGAGGCAGCAAGTAAAATTAATGATGCTTTGAGGTACACTACTATTTTGAATGTTGATACCTTTGCGAAGGATTACTTATCAATGAAGCAAAGGCTTATTAAAGAAGGTTTTGAAATTGTAAAAGTAAAAAATACATGGCTAACAGATGGGCCTTATAAAGGTGTGAATACAGTCCTAAAAAAATATGGTATCAACTTTGAAATGCAGTATCATACTCAGGAAAGTTTTGACTTAAAGAATGGACCTTTACACGAGTTGTATGAAAAACGTAGGCTGCCTTCGACAACAAAAGCAGAAAAATATAAGCTTGATAACGAAATGTTAGAATTAAGCAAAACATTAAAAGTACCGAAAAATATAGAAAGGGTGAAATAGCATGGAAACAAAATATTTTCTCATAAAAACAGAACATCCTCAAATTGTGCGTTATAGCGAAGGAGAAACGTCGGTATATAGTGCAGATAAGGGTTGGATAGAAAATGAAGCATGGTATAACCGTATATTTTTTGGTGACTTTACAGATTTTGAAGAAGTTACTGCTAAAGAAGCCGAAATGTTTATCAAAAGGTTGGTGGTAGCATGATAAATATTGCATTGTCTATTGCTAAAAAAGCACACGCTGGCCAAGTTGATAAAGCTGGCGTTGAGTATATTAAGCATCCTATTTATGTAGCTGGACAAGTTACATCCAATCAAGAAAAAGCTGTAGCATTACTGCATGATGTCATTGAGGATAGTAATGTGACTGCTAATGATTTATTAGCAGCAGGTTTACCAAGTGAAGTTGTCACAGCGGTACAAATATTGACAAAGAAAAAAGGTCAAAATTATCAAGAATACCTTGAAAAAGTAAAATCAAATAATTTAGCAAGGGTTGTAAAGCTTGCTGATTTAAAGCATAACTCAGATTTATCACGTTTAAAATTTGTTATCAATACAGACTATAAACGTATTAAAAAATATAAAAATGCAATTCAATACTTGAGCACCTAGAGAAATCTAAGTGCTTTTTCTTATACTCTCACCGTATGAATTTCCATGCGGTTTTTATATTGTCCAAGCATTGATGACTTTAAAAGCTATGGAAAAATAAATAATAGTCGGGGACGACTTAAAATATAGGAGGTTCTAAGATGGAACAAGAAGTAAATAACGTTGAAACGGTTGAAGAAGAAAAGGTAACTGCAGAACCAACTACGGAACAACCGGAAAAAGTAGACGATAAAAAATATAGTGATGCTGAAGTTGATGAAATTATCAATAAGAAATATGCTAAATGGAAAAAAGAACAGGAAGCAGAACAAAACGAAGCTAAGAAGTTAAAATCTATGAACGCTGAGGAAAAAACGAAATATAATCAAGATAAACGACAAGCTGAACTTGATAAAAGAGAACAGGAAATATCAAAACGAGAATTAATGGCAGAGGCTAAGAATATATTAAACGAACGTGGTTTACCAGTTGAATTAGCTAATGTTATTGATTTGACTGACGCAAATACTGTTAAATCATCAATAGACGGTATCGGAAAACAGTGGGAGCAAGCAGTTCAAAGAGGTATAGCTGATAAATTAAAAGGCTCTCAACCTCTAACTAAGGCTTCACAAGCAGAGGAAACTATTAGTCAAAAAGAATTTCACAAAATGTCAATACCTGAACGCGTGGAATTAAAAACGACTAATCCAGAATTATACAATCAATTAACAAAGAAAAGAGGATAAATAAATGGCAACAGGACAAACAAAATTAACACAATTATTAGACCCAGAAGTATTATCAGATATGCTTAATGAAAGAGTAGGAAAATCAATCAAATTCATTCCGCTAGCAGATATCGATACTAGTTTAGTAGGGATACCCGGAGATGAATTAACAGTACCTCAATGGAACTATGTAGGGGATGCAGAGGAAGTAGCAGAAGGGGCAACAATCCCAACTGAACAATTAGGACATGTAACTACTAAAATGAAAGTCAAAAAAGCAGCAAAAGGTATTGAATTAACTGATGAAGCTGTATTGAGTGGTTACGGAGACCCAGTAGGAACAGCAATGAGACAATTAGCGAAGTCAATCGACCAAAAAGTTGATAATGATGTATTAACTGCAGCAAAAACTGCTACTCAATCTTATACAACTAAAAAAGGTTTCAAAGTGGAAGACCTATCTAATGCACAAGATGTTTTCGATACAGATTCTGACAATGATGTTTATGTATTATTATGCCACCCTAATTCTGCAAGTGCATTAAGATTAGATGCAGGTAAGAACTTCTTACAAGGATCACAAATCGGGGCAGAAGGAATTATCAAAGGCGCATATGGTGCGATTTTAAATACTCAAATAGTAAAATCAAATAAACTAAATAAAAATGAAGCTATTTTAGTTCAAACTAATCCAGATGAGGAAGATGGAACTAAAGCGTTCAAGATTCTATTAAAACGTGAAACATTTTTAGAATCTGATCGCATGCCATCTAAAAAATCAACAGGATTCTATGCTGATAAACATTACGGTGTATTTCTTCAAAATGCTAAGAAAGTAGTTAAAATTACGGTAACTGCGGAAGCGTAGGAGGTAAATAATGAAATTTAGAGTTTTAAACCCAATATTTGATACTAAAACGGAAAAGAGCTATCAAGTAGGGGATATATACGAGGCCGGTGATAAACGAATTGCGGAAATCAAAGGGAATTTAGAATCACAAGGTGGATTTAGTTTATACCTCGAAGAAATTGAAGATGTTGAGGACCTTAAAACTCCGTCTGAAACAGGAAAAGAAGTAAAAGAAGTAAAAGAGTAGTAGGAGGTATCCTATGATTGAAGAGTTTAAACAATTAAGCGGAGAGAGTGATGAAAAAATCCTCTCTCTTTTGTGGTTGAGGGCAAAGAATATCGTTTTAGCTGAAACTAATAGAACCATTTTAATTCCTGAACTGGAAAGTGTAACGCTTGAAATAGCGCTTGAATTATACAATAGGTCGGGAGTTGAAGGGGAAAGTTCAAGAAGCGAAGGTGGTATCTCAACTTCTTACAGAGACGATTTTTCACCTCACATAAAAAACACTTTATCAACTTATAGATTAGCGAGGTGTAGTGGTGGTACGTTTGAAAAGAAATAGATTAAAACCTTACAAGATTTTTAAATACGTTGTCAAGACTAATAATGAAGGTGTGCGATTTAAAGGATATGAAGATAATCCGGATATAATCAATGCTGAAGTTTACCCGGCTTCTGGACGTGTTCAAGCTCAAATTTATGGTGAGAAATTAAGCTATATATTGAATATGCTTGTAGAAAGGTCTGCCGAGATAAAAGAGCGTGACGGTATCTGTATAGACAGTGACGTACCCAATTACGAAGTGGTATCTATAAAAAATTATACGTTTCATAAATTTGTGGAGTTACAAAAACTATGACTGAACAAATAATGAATTTAAGTAAGTTAGTTAATAAAATCTACAGGCTAAAAGGTAGAGAAGGAGAGCAAATTATAAAAGCTGGGGTCAGTAGAGGCGCTAAATTAGTTCAGCGTGAAGCTAAGTTACTGGTTGTGACAAACTCTGGTAGGACTAGAAACAGCATAAGGACAAAGGCTGATGGATTAAAAGGTATAGTTTATACCAATGAACCTGCAGCAGCCTTCTTAGAGTTTGGGACCGGGAAAGTAGGAGCTAATAACCATAATGGAATAAGTCCTAATGTTAAGCCTACTTATCGTACAACGCCGTGGTGGTTTCACCAAGATATGGTTGATGAAGGATACTTGTCCGCATACCATTTTCATACAATAGAAACTCCTGTAGGTAAGTTTTATAGAAGTGAAGGACAACCGGCGCAACCTTTTATGTACCCTGCTTTGAAAAATAACGAAAAGAAAGTAAAAGAAGTTATGGCTAAGTATTTAAGTAAAAAATTAAAGGAGTTTAGTAGATGATTAATGTTAAACCTTTGATTTACTCTAAGCTGTCAGAAATTTCAAATAATGTAACTGATACGTACCCTGCTGACTGGGAGAACTTCCCTGTTATTATTTACCTTGAAGAGGAAAATAAGCCTCATGAATGGTTGAATAACGGTGTAGAAGAGACAACGTATTTAAGGTATAAAGTTGATATTTTTGATAAAGAGAGTACATCAGAAACAGCGTTAAAAGTTGATAAAGTATTTAGTTCTTTAGGGTTGAAAAGAACTATGGCACAAGACATGCCAGACCCAAGCAATTTAAGACATAAAATAATGAGATTTGAGGGGATTTATGACCCCGATAGTGAAATAGTATATCAATATAGAATGGAGGACTAAACATGTTAGCAAATGGAATTAAATTAGAATACGGTGAAACTTCAGGATCATATACTGAACTTTCAGGATTAAAAGAAGTGCCTGAATTAGGGGTAGAACCTGAAAAAGTAGAAAATACTACCTTAGCCGATAAGGTAAAACAATATGAATTAGGAATTGGTGACGCAGGTGAGTTAGAATACAAATTCAAGTATGAAAATAAAGCAGCAACATCAGCATTCAGAGTACTAAGAAAAGCAATGGACGATAAAAAAGTACTTTATTTCAAACAAACTTATCCAGATAAAACAACTGTAGAATTCCAAGGACAAGTTGCAGTGAAATTAGGCGGAGGCGGTGTGAATGGCGTTATTGAGTTCACATTGAAAATCGCACTACAATCAGATTTAAAATTTACTGATGGTTCAACATCAGTTTAATATCAGGAGGATTATTAAATGAGAAAACCATTCACATCTTGGCACGTAGGAGATACAGAGTACAAGCTGAAACTTACTACAGCTACAGTATGTAAGTTAGAGGAAAATTTAGGAGTAAATATTATTAAAATTTTTAAATTTAATGATGATATGCCTATTCCACCTTTAAAAACTATGTTATTTATAATCCACGGTGCTATTCAAAAATATCATCATGGATTAAAGTTTGAGGATGTACAAAATATATTTGATGATTATTTAGATTGTGGTAAGGACCAAACATCATTATTAACAGAAGTGTTAATACCGTTAATGCAGGATTCGGGTTTTATACCGACCGAGGAAACGGCGAAGAAAGCCAAGAAAAAGGAAAAAACAACTCTGTCAGTAGCAAAAGAATAGAGAGTGGAGCAGAATATATAGAGGAGTTATATTTTATAGCTTTAGATGTGGATATAACTCCTCATTTCTTTTGGGAACATTCACCACAAGAAATTTTAGATATTATAAATAGCAAGAATAAAGTTCTTGAATTTAACAGAAAAAATGAATATATACGTGATTATTATTTAGCAAACACAATTGTAGGTTTTCTCGGGCCACTCCTGAGTAAGGATGTTAAACCTCCTGAATTATGGAATTGTGCTCCTGAGTATATTTTTGAAAAAGAAAAAGCACAAATAGAAGAGTTGCGAAAAGAACAAGAGTTAGCTTTGCATAAAGAGAGAATGAGAGAATTTGTTATGAGATTTAACGAAATTAGAAATTCAAAAAAACTTTAAAATGTAGTATAATAAACTTGTGACGGAGGTTTTATACTATGAAAAATAATCAAACAAATTTATCTTGCCCAAAATGTCAATCTAATAATTTACAATTCCAACTAGTCAATATTCAGGATATTGCCCCAAGAAGACATAGTTTCATTTGGTGGTTACTGGTAGGTTGGTGGTGGGTAACCATAAAATGGTTATTCTTGTATGTTTTAATGGGATTGTTCATAATACCACTTAAAATGCTACTGCCCAAAAACAGGAGGATATCGAATGATGTAAAAAATTATAAAATTTGCAAAGATTGTGGATACCACTGGAAATAATAACGTTTAGGTCAATCAGTAAAACTGGTTGGCTTTTTATTTTGGCAAAAAGGAGGTAAGAGATGGCTACATTAGAAGAATTAAAGGTTGTTATTAATGCGGAATTAGCACCTTTTCAACGAAAAATGAAACAGTTAGAAGGATCTATGAATCAAGCTACTAGAGGAGTTAAGGAGAATGTAAACAGCATAAAAAATGCTTTTTCAGGATTAGCAAAATTAGCAGTAGTAGGATTGCTATTTCAACAACTGTATCGCCTTGGAAAGTATTCTGTTCAAACAGCCTTGGAAGTACAAGCTTCTATTAATCAAATCAGTAGAATAATGGGCGAGAGCACTCAATCATTCTTAAAATGGGCAGAAAATAATGCCTTAGCATTTAATATGAGTAGAGGCGAGGCTATAAAATACGGAGCGACATACGGAAATATCTTAGCTGGATTTATTCAAAATCAGGAAAAGTTAGCTGCATATACTACTAAATTGCTTGAAACATCTTCAATTATCGCACAAGGGACTGGGCGTACTATGACTGATGTTATGGAACGTATCCGAAGTGGGTTACTTGGGAATACAGAGGCCATTGAGGATTTAGGGGTAATGGTTAACGTTAGTATGATTGAAAGCACTGAGGCATTCAAGAAATTTGCTAATGGTCAGAGTTGGCAACAGTTAGATTTCCAAACACAACAACAAATCAGATTAATGGCAATCTTAGAACAAGCGACTAAACGATATGGAGAGACTTTAGAAGATACGGTTAATACAAGAATATCGACATTTAAGGCTTTGATGAAAGATACAGCCTTAAATATAGGTAATGCCTTTTTACCAATAATAAATGCTGTAATGCCTATATTAAATGCTTTTGCTGGCGCCTTACGTTGGGCAACAGCTAAATTAGCTGAGTTTGTGCAGTTATTATTTGATAAAAAAGTAAGTAGCAATGACGGGGTAGCAGGAGCTGTAGGAAATGTAACTAAAGGCTTGCAAGGCGCAGGAGGTGCTGCAGGAGATTTAGCTAATAATTTAGATGATGCCAGTGGCGGTGCTGATAACTTAGCCGACAATGTAGGTAATGCTGGGAAAGCAGCTAAAAAAGCGGTCAAAGAATTACGTGGACTTATGGGGTTTGATGAAATTAACCTGTTAAATAAGAAAGCAGACGATTCAGATTCAGATGTTGGTTCTGGAGGTAAAGGTAAAGGAGGTAAAGGCAAAGGCAAAGGTGGGAAAGATATCTTACCTGACATTGCTATTACCGATAGAGGGACTCAATATAATACTATGTTTGATGGACTTCTTGAGAAGCTAAAGCCTCTAAAGGATTTCCTGGTACATTTAGCAGACTTATTTAAATTAGGTTGGAAGTTGACATTCCGAGAAGAAGGACTTGACCGTATAAAAGAAGCCTTAAAAGGTATTAAAGAATCATTTGAAATTATATTTAGTGATGGTTTAGTTGCAAGAACAGCTGGTATATTTTTAGAAAAGTTAGCATTTGCGTTAGGTCAAATGGCTGGAGCAATTGCTAATGTAGCATTAGGAATAGGCGTTTTAATTTTTGAAAGTATAGATAAATCTCTGAAAGAAACTAGACTTGATATAAAAAGTTGGCTTATGCGAAGTTTCTTAGAGATGGGAGATATAGTAGGCAGTCTAGGAAATATTGCAGCTAAGTTATCTGATATTTTCTACGATACCATTACAAGCAAACCTTCTACAGATATTGGAGCTAATATCATTTCTACATTAACCTATGCTTTTATGGGTATAGAGGATATATGGTTAAAATTAGTTAGAGATGTATTTGGAGGTATAGAACAAGTAATTGGTGATAACAAAGATAAGTTCATTCAAGTATTTACTGGCATATTAGATGCCATTAGTCCAGTGATAGAGACTCTGAAAGATTTTGTAAAAGATGGATTTTCTATATTTAATAAAGTGTATGATGAACACATTAAACCGTTTATTGATTCTTTTAATGGTGGAATTTCTAAGATAACTAGTATCTTTTTAGAGATGTGGAATAACCACGTTAACCCTACGTTGAAAACTTTAGGAGAAAAGTTCAAGAGTACATATCAAAACTTTATCAAGCCTACGTTAGTAAGTATTGGTAACCTTATAGGTACGGTTATTGATGTTTTAAAAGTTGTGCTTGAAAAATATATTGTTCCGGTAATCTCATTTTTAGCTAAAAATGTGTTACCAGTAGTTATGCCCATTATTGAACAAATAGGAAGATCTATAATGGCTTTATTTAATGTAGTATCATCAATTTTCAAACTGATAATAGATGTAATTACCGGGTTTATAAAAATTGTATTGGGTATTTTCACGGGTGATTGGTCTAAAATCTGGGAAGGTGTAAAGGATATATTCAAAGGTGCTTGGGACTTTATTAAAGGTATTTTTTCAGCAGTAGGTGAGGAAATAGGGGCACTTATTCAAACCGGTTTTGAATTTGTTAAGAATATCATAGTAGGTATATGGGATGGAATAGTCTTATACTTTGAAATTGCCTACAACAACATCATAGGTGTTTGGCAGTTAATAGTTAGCTTTTTCCAAGGACTTTGGGATGGAATAGTTTCTATATTTTCTACTGTAGGCCAGTGGTTTGGAGATAGGTTTCAAGAAGCTTGGGATTTCATAGTAGGAATATTCAAAGGGATTGGTCAATGGTTTTCTGACAGGTGGAATGATGTTAAGAATATTCTTTCTCCAGTAGCTAACTGGTACAAAGAGCAGTGGCAAAAAGCGTGGGATAACATAGTTGATATATTCAAAGGCATAGGTCGTTGGTTTACCGAGCGTTGGAATGATGTTAAGACTGCATTGAGCAGAGTTGCAGAGTGGTTTGGAACGACGTTTAGCCAAGCTTATGATGCAGTGAAAAGAGCATTCAGTTCAATAGGAACGTTCTTCTCAGGTGTCTGGAGTACCGTTAAAGGTATATTTGTAAGAGCCGGTCAAATGGTAGGTAATGCTGTAGGGGGCGCTTTTAGAGGTGCAGTCAATGCTGTTTTAGGGACTATTGAAAATATAGTCAATGGTTTTATAAGAATGATTAACGGTGTTATAGGTTTAATTAATAAACTTCCTGGTGTAAGTTTAGGTACTATCGGGTATATCAGTTTACCTAGATTAGCAAGAGGGGGTATTGTTGACAGTCCAACTATCGCTATGATTGGTGAAGCTGGTAAAGAAGCGGTTGTCCCACTAGAAAACACTGGATTCTTACAGACTATGGGACGTGTAGTAAGTAGCGCTGTTGCTGAGGTTATCGGGAATGGTCAACAAGCAAGTAGTTTACCTAGTGGAGATATTGTAATTCAGTTAGGTGGTACTGAATATGCTAGATTTACAATTGACGAAATCAATCGTGAACAAGAACGCGTTGGTCAAACGCTTATAAAAATTTAGGAGGAGCAATAAATGGCAAAATTAATAATTAATGGAGTAACTGTTGTTGCTCCTAAATCATTTCAAGTGGGAATCCAAGATATTGACGGAGAAACTGGACGTGATGCAAATGGTAATATGATTAGAGATAGGGTTACAACAAAACGAAAATTAGAATGCGAGTGGGGAATATTAACACAAGTTGAAATTAGAACGCTTCTAAGTGCTGTAACAAGTGAATTCTTTTCAATTACTTATCCAGACCCTATGGAAGGAATGGTAAATAGAACTTTTTATGTAGGGGATAGGACTTCTCCCGCATATAGTTTTAATGAAAAATTAAAGCCTTGGAGCGGTTTAAAAATGAATTTTATAGAAAGGTAGACGTGTATGTACAATATTAATCAGATTTATCAAAAAGCTATTAACGCCCCTTCAAGACGTGTAAGAGGGAGAGTGACAATCAAAAATAAAGTTTTGTCAGATGGTGTAAGCTCAATAGATTATATAAGCTCGATTACTGGAAATGAAATGTCAATTGGGTCTACTAATGCTTCTACGGTTGATATAAAATTCAAAACTTTAATAGAGGGTCTTCAAGAAAGAGAATTAATTAAGGTTTCTTTCACAATCGAAACTGAATCTGGTTTAGTAGAACGTCAAATAGGCGAATTCTATTTAACCGAAATAAAACTGGATAGGAATAATAAAACTACAGCAGTTAAAGCTGTTGATAAAATGGCTTTCTTAAATGATCAATTTAAATCTACTATATCTTATCCTGCTTTGGGTAAAAATATAGTTCAAGAAATAGCTAATGATTGTAATTTAAGAGTTAACAACAATCTGAATATCTCAAATTTACCAGGTTTTGATAAAAAATTAGAAAAAGTTTCTTATCGAGAAATGTTAGGATATTTGGCACAAACTGTGGGTGCTTTTGTAGTATTTAATAATAGAGGCGAACTAGAATTTAGAAAGCTTACTAGAACAGAAAAAAGAATTTCTAAAAGTGCTTATCTATTAAAAGGATTAGAGGTGGATGAGGTAGAATTTAGAATTAATGGTATTTCTGTTGATTTAAAAGATAAAGAGAAAACAGTATTGGTTATGGGAAGTCCTTTGGGAACACAGGTTAACTTATCTAATCCGTTAATGACGCAAGGATTGTTAAATTCTATCTATTCAGAATATAAGAATCTGAGGTTTAATCCATTTAAATTAAATTGGCGGGGAGATCCATTTGTTGAAGTCGGAGATTGGGTTTCTGTCGAGGTGTCAAACGGAACTTATAAAGCATTCCCTATCTTATCTTTAAAAATTTCTTTTTCAGGTGGACTAAAATCGACTATTAGTGCCAATGTAAAAGGTACCGCTAGCTTAACCACCGAGTATAAAGGAACTGTTCAACGTCAAATAGAATTTATTAATGCGAGATTGGGCTCAACCGGTAACTTAGTTTATGCGGATACTACTGAACCTAAGAATCCAAGTGAAGGAGACGTTTGGTTTAAGCCGAATGGAGCTTTTACGGACTTATACATTTTTGAAAAAGGAAAATGGGTTCTTAAAACCTCAACGGGGGATGTTGAAGGAGTGGTTACTCAGATAACAAAATCAGAGATACTTACCAAGAATTTTGCAGCAGCAATTGCTAAAATTATAGAATTAGATGCTAACAGGATAACAACAGGGAGCTTAAGTTTTGAAAAACTAAGTTCAAAAGCTGTTAACTCCATTCGAGAAGGTCTTGTTACAAAATCTAAATTAAGTGAGCTTTTAGCAACAGATGAGGGTATTCACCAAATTTTACAATCAGAAGTCAATAAAGAAATCGAAAAGAAAAAACCCGAACTAAAAGGTAAAGACGGAAAAGTACCAGCGTTTAACCAACTAATAGGAACTAGATTTCCGAGTTTAGATGTGGTTAAGCCAGTTGAGAATACGCAATTAAAACTCAATAAAAAAGATTACAACAACCAAAATTCGATAGAGGTGTTGCCAAACTCAAGTAACGATGTTCAAGGGTTTATTGTTAAAACGAAATTAAGAGGTTTTGCAAAAGGTAAAAAAAATGTCCTGAGAATACCTATATACGTTTTTTCCGATAGTGTGAATAACACAAAAATTAATTTAGGCGTCCCGATAAATAACCAGTATAGTTTGCTTTTTTCGGTTCCGCTATTAGAAGTTCCGAAAGGTGAGAATAAATGGATTGTTATTGAAAAAGAAACGCTAATTAACAGTGATGAAGAAGGTGAATTTTTCGGAAACAGTAATTTTGCTTTAATCTCAAGAGGTGACGCTCATTTCAAAATAGCCGAACCTTATGTGGCTGTTAGTGAAGCAGTAACAGATAAATGGCTTCCCGCCATTGAGGATATGCAATCTTACTCTCTTACTGCTTCGGCAAGAATTGAGGGAAGTTATTTGAACGAAAATCTAGCAAACTGTAAGGTCTATTTGGACGTGTACAATAACGGAGAGATAGTCCGCGCTTCAACGAACGAAACACCGTTAAAAATTGAGATTAAAAAGCTAGTAGCAAATGGATATACGGCTACTGGAGAAGTAACACTTGACAGCAACGGTTTAGTCCAAAATATCAACATTCCCAACGGTACTAAAGATGGTCAACCAATAGAGGTAGTCTTTGAAGTAACTTGCGGAGAGAACAAGACAGTAGCAAGCGCTAGGTTGAACAATACGATTGACAAACAGTTACTAACCGAAACCATAAGCAAGGTTAAGACCTTTGAAAGCACTATTGATAAGTTCGAGAGTAAGATTGGCGAGATTAATAAGCAAAAATTCAAAATGGCTTACAATATCGAGAACATTTGTTCTGAAAGTGGAGTTGAGAAGAAAGGAAATGACCTTTATTTTAACGCTAAAACACCGCTTAAAAAGGACAAAGAATACTATGTTTTAGCCGATTTAGAAGATGTGCCAGACAATCAGAATACAAGATTGTACAATGCAAAAGATAATGGAGATAGTAAGATAATATCAAACAGTTTGAACGTGTGGCGAGTGTCTTACGCAAGTGACCAAACAAGAGTTAATATCTACCCTTTAGGAACAAACACTAAAGTCAAGAACGTTGAAATATACGAAGTACCAGAATTTGAAAATTCGAAAGAAAATTTAATAAAGACTACAAATGAAAATTTCTACAATCAAGGAAATATTGTAATAGTAGCGCAAGAAACTTTGGTTAAAAATGATGTTTATACCCTAGAGTTCGAAGTTGGAAATAGTGTAAACGGTTCAATGTCAACAACGTTTTTTAATGGCGTTACAAATCTTACCGTGAAGAAACCACTTGTAAAGGGATTAAATAAATTGACAATTAGAGGAGCGGGGATAAGTAATACTATTTTAGTGTCAATTCCAACCAACCTCTCTGTTTCAAATGTTAAATTCTACAAAGAAAATTTTAGTGTTGGTTACAAAAACGAATACAACATCACAGAAATGGAAAGCAAGATTAATCAAACTAAAGAACAAATTGAACAGTCAGTGAAAAAGAATGAGTTCGGAACGGTATTGACTCAAAATGCTCAATATTTAAAATTAGCGTGGAACAATATTTCTAAATATATTCAATTCGAAAATGCTGGTATGTCATTTTACGAAGGCGGGCAAGTTAACGATAATAAATTAGTTGCCAGACTAAATGATTCAGGTTATCAAATGTGGCGTGACGGATATTATTTAGGTTCAATAGGTACGAACTCTTATAAACAAGATAGATCTAAAAAAGGAATTCAATTTGATTTAAACTACGACGGCTGGTTCATGGGTTGGGCTTACCAAACGTCCAGAAATGCCGATGCATATACATGGAAATGGGTTTACTCCTCAGGAAATTTCGCAACATATAAAGCTGACACACTCAACGCTGGATGTGATATTGATATGCAAAATAACGAAATTAAAAACGTTATTTTAAAATCAACGAATATCACGGTTTGGGACGGTGAAAACGGAACTTTCCGCTTCTCGTTACCTGTGTCCTTCCAAAGTGATGGTCGTGCTTATCAGTGGCACGACAACTGTTATTTAACGTTTAAAAATGGCTTATTGATTGATAGTTCAATGCCGAGGTAAGAAAGGAGATTTTTTAAAAATGATGCCAATAGAGGTTAAAATTGCAAATGTAAAAAGCGATTTAATAAAATATGCAGAATTAAACGCGAGGGATTATGGCTTACCACCGTTCATTATGGTTGGGATTTTAGCTGATATATTAAGCGACTGGAAAAGTAAAGAGTTATTGCATGTAAACGACGGCTACAGTGAGATAATTAAGACGTTTAACGAGCAAATTTCAAAAGGAGAAAAAGAAGATGTACAAGATTAACTACAAAGACCGAATTTTCAACGACAACGCGACAGTAACTGGTTTAAGGGTACAAATTCAAGACGGTCAAACAATTATCACTAGAATTTTAAGTGGTAATCACGACCACAAAACAGATGAGGATTTAATCGAGTTAGTGCTGGAACAATTCTACCAAGAAACGTACCCAAACCGTGCTGAGAATGAGAGGTTTGCGAAAATGGACGAATTGTTCAAAGAAGCAAACAAAACTCTTGAAACTACACGTCAAACGCTAGCGCAAAGTGTTATTAAGGACTTTGAATATGAAGCGCTATTTGAAGATATAAGCCGTAAATTTGAGTTTTTAGCAACACATTTAAACGTTGAATTACCAACGTCAAATGAGGAGAAAGAAGATGAAAAAGATGAAAAAGAAAGTGCTGGAGATACTTCAAAAGCTTAAACTATCTAGTTTAATTATTTCTCAAATAATGAAAGGAGGTGACAATATGATGATAACATTTTTAGCGTTAAACGTAGTTGACGGATTGAACACTTTAGATGATTTTAAAAATAAAAAATTAAGACGTCTAGTGGAAAAAGAATTGATCCGCATGGGGTATAAGGAGTTAGTTGAAAAAGCTAACGACGAACACAAGGGGGCTTAATCGCTCCCTTTTAAAATTTAAAGAAAGCGAGGTCATTTAATGATTGATTAGTGAAGGAGTTATAGTTGCAGTCGTTACTACTATCATAGCACCCACTATAGCGTGGCTGTTGAAAAGGAGTAACAAGAATTTAGAAAAGATATATGAAAGTTTAAACGAAATAAAAGAACAAGTAGAAATAACAAAAGACGGAACTTTGGCAATAACTAAATTTAGATTGTTGATAGAGTTGACAGAGGCTTTAAACGCAGGTTTCATAGGAATTAACAAGCTAAGAGAATTATCAGACTTACACAATTCTTATGAAAAGTTAGGCGGCAATTCCACAATTAGCGAATTATTTGAAAAATGCCAAAAGTTGCCGTTAAAAAAGGAGGATAATTAATGATTAATTGGAATGTAAGATTAAGAAACAAAGGCTTTGTATTAGCGCTTGTAAGTGCGTTAATCGTAGCCGTTCAGATGGTATTCAAAATGTTTGGATTGCACTTAAATTTAAACGGATTTTCGGCGAATGTGATAGATGTAATTAACTCTATTTTCGTTGTGTTAACTATATTAGGAGTAGTTACAGACCCTACTACACAAGGTATTTCTGATAGTGAACGAGCGTTGACTTACGATAAGCCAAAAGATGACAGCGACCAACGTTATCCAGGAGATAAGTAAGGAGGTTTAATATGACATTATTACAAGCGATTAATTGGATTAAAGCTCAAATAAATAAATGGATAGATGTAGACGGTGCTTACGGAGCACAATGTGTTGATTTAATCATGAAATATATGCTAGTACTAGCAAATTTCTTACCTCGTGGGAACGCTATTGATTATATGTACAACGCACTTCCAACAGGTTGGAAGAGATTTAAAAAAGGAGAAGGACAAATACAACCCGGAGACGTTGCAATTTGGAAATGGGGTAGTTGGGATATATACGGTCATGTTGGACTTGTATTTGAAGTCAACGGAAGATATATCACATCTGTTGAGCAAAATGTAGATGGTGCTGCAGTCGGAGTTGGTGGATATGCAAGAGTTCGTACAAGAGATGATAGTTGTTTAGTAGGGTTTATCCGACCAGCGTATTCAGAGAATGGCTGGGTTAAAAACGACAGTGGGTGGTGGTACGATTTAGGAAATGGAGACTACTATAAAGATTGTTGGAAGTTGATTAATGGCTCATGGTTTAGATTTAATCAAAATGGATACGCGCTAGAGGAACAATGGTACTACAACGAAAGCAACAATCGTTGGTATTGGTTGGATAAAGGCGGATATATGGCAAACAAAGCGTGGCGATATATCAATAATAAGTGGTATTATTTTCACGAGAATGGAGAAATGGCGACAGGTTGGATTGAATACCAAGGCCGCTGGTACTACCTAAATAATGAAAATGGAGACATGGTTTCAGAAGAATATCGTAAAATCGGCGATTACTGGTACATGTTCAATGAGAATGGAGAAATGTTAGCTGATAAGAAAATTGAAATTGGTAAAGATGGAGCAGTAAAAGTGCTAGAATAAGATTACACCCCCTTTAATTAGGGGGTTATTTTTTTTGTTGAAAAAAAGTAAAAATACGATATAATAGTATACAGATTAGAGGGCTATACCCACCGTGAGAAGTAGAACTAGCTAGCTACTTCTTTTCTATTTAAAATAACAGATACCAAGGCTCCCATTCCTATTTGTAGGCAGATACGTTCTGACGTGGGAGTTCTTTTTTTATAAATAAAGTATATGGATCACGAGGATATTGCAGAATTTGAGCAATTAATCCAGGAGCGTAAGGAGAGAAAAGGATAGATGGGGAAAATATAGGGAAAAAGCATTTAGATACTTGCTAATTTCTATTATTTTCCCTATATTTTTATTTAGTTTAAAAATACTATCAAATATGCTTGAGATAGTTTAGATTATGCTATTTTTAGTTTATATTGGTTTGAAACATTTATCAATTATTAAAAGATAGCCACTACTTATAATAGTTTTTAATCGCGGCTTATAACCATAGAAATACCTTGACCACCACCAATACAAAGAGAACATAGTCCGCGATTTTTGTTTTCATTGATTAGCTCATGTACTAAAGTAACAAGAATTCGGCAACCGCTCGCTCCAATAGGATGACCTAAAGCTATAGCACCGCCATTGATATTAACTTTAGAAGCATCAAGGTTAAGTTCGTTAAGAACAGCTATCGATTGTGCCGCAAAAGCTTCGTTAAGTTCGAATAAATCAATATCATCAGTTGTTAAATTCAGTTTATCTAAAACTTTTCTCGTTGCGGGAATTGGGCCGAGCCCCATAACTTTATTATCTAATCCAGCTGTAGCATAACCATCGATAAATCCAAGGATATTAATGCCTAGCTCATTAGCACGTTTTTCAGACATCAGAATAACGCAGGCAGCCCCATCATTAATACCAGAAGCATTACCAGCTGTTACAGTTCCATCATTTTTGAACGCTGGGCGTAGTTTTGCTAGAGATTCTAGATTAGTACTAGGACGAACAAATTCATCTGTATTAAAAACTTTTTCTTCTTTACGTGTTTTTATCGTAATAGGAACTATTTCATTTGAGAATTTTCCTTTTTCAATAGCAGTGCTAGCTTTTTGTTGGCTAAGAACTGCAAATTCATCTTGTTGTTTACGACTGATAGCAAATTGCTCAGCAATATTTTCAGCGGTAATACCCATATGATAATTTTCAAAAGCATCGGTTAGACCATCATGAATAATACTATCTTCAAGTTCGAAGTTTCCTAGTTTAGCACCAAAACGCGCATCTTTTGTGTAATAAGGGGCAGTGCTCATATTCTCTACACCGCCACAAACAACGATATCATTGTCACCAAGTAAAATAGATTGAGCGCCTAAAACAACGCTTTTTAGACCAGAACCGC